CAATTCTTTTGCGATTGGTTCTGCAATATTAGCCTGTACTTGCTTGTCATGTAATGTTGCTTGTTTGTTGCCATAGTCCTGCATGAAGAATGTATACTCCTCTATTATTGGCGAGTAGTAACTGATTAAACCGTTACCCTCTGGGTATGTAAATCCATCATACTGTATAGGTGGACAACCCATTGTATCTTTGTAGGATTGTGGGTATGCGTGGCTGTTACATATCACATTGGTATTTACCTTAAAGTCAGACTTTGTATACTGCTCGTATGGTATTGCACTTATACCTTTCAATGATTCCAAGTGTTGGAAGTTACCTGCTCTGTCGGCATCTTCAAAGTGTTTGTATGCAACGGTTAATATCTGATGTTCTAATACTTGTTGTGCCTTACACTCCTCGATTGCCAAAGAAAGTTCACCAAGTTGACCTACCATTTGTACATTGAATATTTCCAGATGGTCATACTGAGATATTACAAAGGTTCTTTCCTGTTGTATTGCTGAGGAATTACCTAATCCCTGTTGACACTCATCTAAGTCTCTCAACATTTGTAGTAATACTGCATCTGGAGTTTTCATAGTTCCATCAACTAACTTTAACTCAAGTTCTTGAATTGTCTTTTCGTCAGCACTAAGTTGTGGTATAACTATTGGCTCTACATATGTCAATCTAGCAAGTTCTTCCTCATACACTTCTTCACTTAGAACATGTTTGAATTCTTCCAAATCTTCTACTGTGAATGTGTCATAAGTTCCTTGCCATGTACACTGATATTCAATTGCCACTTCATTGAAAGTACAATGTTGACCATGATAGTCAAACGGTACTTGAACAATTGCCTCTTCGGCATAAGCAGAAGTAAGGGCTACACTTACTAATATTGCTATTATGAATTGTATTTTCATTATATGTCTTATAATTGTTGGATATATATGTGTTTATAATTCCAAACCAAACGAATCTGCAATGGTTGAAAACTTTTTGTATTCATCAAGATAAACTCTACCTTTATCTGTTATGATAAATGTAAATTTTCCATTTGTTTCTATTTTATTAACCAAGTTTGATTGTGTTAATTTATTAATAAACCCTATCATTCTTTTGTGAGATAGATTAGATTTTCTAATGAGTGGTGTTATTGATACTCCTTGCATACCACTATATGATACAACATCCAAAATATCTTCTGTTATCTGATATGAATTACGATACATAGTAAACGTTTATAACACTTATATATAAATTAATCTAATATATTTATATTATTTAATTCAGAATATGGTAAATTATAACAATCACTAAAGAATTTAAAATAATTTCCATCAGGATCTCCTTTCCTTGCAAAACTTGCCTTGTTATAGAAATTTTGAGGTTTAATTATACCACAAATATAACCCTTTGAAAAATCTTTAAACACACTACAAAATACATAATAATCACATTTTTGTTTTGTATTCCAGTTGAATATTGTTGCATTGTAAAATGGCTTGGGCAATACATTTCTCTCTTTAGTCTTTACTTCTAGTTTGTTATCATTATATTTTAAATCCCATTGATATGTATTGGAATCACCAATATTAAAATAAGATTTTACTAACTCCTCACCTAAAAATCCTATCATATTACCACCACCCCCACGGACACTTCCTTTAATTACACCCATATCATTTGATTTTATAGTTGCATTTTCTTTCATTTGTTGAGTTATCTGTATCTCTTTAAACATTATTCTATACTTGACTCCTTTATTGCCATTTCCAGCTCCAATCTTGACCTTTTGTTTACCTTGTCCTTCCAAAGTTCCTTGCATTCATAGTGCCAAACATCTACCACTACCCACCCATTCCATTCAAGCATAAGTTTCTGTATGTTGTCTATTGTAGCCATTCTTGCACTGGAGTGATGTTTGTCCTGCACCCTTATTGCTAGATAATCAAATGGTGTAATCACTACTATATCTATTGTTTCCTTCAACTGTCTCTCACTAAATGTTTCCAAGTATTCTTCAGTAACCATGGTTGATAATTTGACCTGAGTAAGATATTCACAAGCCCCACCAAACATATCCTTGACTATCTCCAATGCAGCCACCTCTCCCTGTCCTATCATTTCCATTATTTACTCTCCTTTACCACTTTGAACAGTCTTTCCAGTTTATCCAACTTGAATCGTTTAAGTTTCTCTACAAGTGTGTGATGACCCTTGCAAAGGAGGGCAAAACGGTTTGGATCTTTGTCAACTATTGGCAATATGTAGAGATTGTAGTCGTAAGTGGTTTTAAAATCCTTGTATATTTTCTCCCCCTCAATGTACTGTTTGTGGTGAAAGGTAAAGAATTTACCATATTTTTTGTGGCAGACTTTGCATTTTAAATCAAATTGTTTTTTTGATGCAATTTTTCGCTTAAGTTTGTCGCTATCATCTTTCTTGGTCATGGGTTTTCTCATGAATTAATATGTCTTTCATAATTTGTGTCTGACCTTCTATAGTCCAAGAACATTGTTTACATGTGTAAATCATTCTACGTTTGACATTCCTTTAGCATCCAAAATATATTCAGCATCTGCCATAGCATGTTCAGGAGAGTCTATCATTCTTGCAAGTCTTTTCTTACCACTCTTCTTAAAGTACAACCTGTATGTACTTGCATGTGCCACTACGTTACCACCTATTGGTTTGATTGGATCACCAAACATCATACTTGGATCACTTTGTACTTGGTTAGTAAATACTACAGCACATCTAAAGTAAAAAGAAATATTTTTGATATGACTCATTAATCTTGCTATCTGCATCTGTCTTTCTGCTAAAGTTCCTCTGCCTAAATATTCTTCCCTAAACTGTCCTATTGCACCATCTAAAATAACTAGTTTAGGTTTCTTATTATCTAAAATTTTACTTAATCCGTTAATTGTACCCATAAGTTGTTCTGTATTTGGGCAGTATAGGTAGGTAATTTGATTAAGATAATTACCTATCTCTTCGTCATCCTCTGCATACTCTCTTGCCTTTAACATCTCAGCAAGTCTGTTTGGCTTGAACGTGTCTTCACAGTCTATCCAAACTACATTGTTTCCATCATGGATAGTCTCAACTGTAAGAGAGTTACAGAATTGTGTCTTACCTGCTCCAAACTCCCCATAGACTTCATATGTTGCTTCTGGTCTAACACCACCACTGATAAGATTATCAACCTCATCACATTTTGTTGAGATGACAGGATATGCTTTTTGATATTTCCACAAGTCAGTGGTGCTCATATCACTTCTTCTGATAAGACCGTTTTCTTCCAACAACTTTTGTGATTGAAATACCCAAGAGTCACAGGTTGGCTTAGCAACACCAGTAATTTCCTTGATTTCCTGAGCACCTCTAATACAAAGGTCTATGAGTGAGGTTACACCGAAGGTCTCTAGTTTCTTCTGAGTGACAGAACCTACACCTTTAAGCTGATCTACCCCGAGTTCTAGATCAACAGTTTCTATCTCCGTTGTTTCCGTGGGAGTCTGAGTTTCTTCCAGTGTATTATCTGACTCGATAGAGTCGTCTTCAACAACCATCACACTAATTTAAGAAACACACTTCAATATTAATCTTGCTATATCCTTGTATATGTGCCGTCACCGTTGAGTTTTATGGCATTATTGTTCTCCCACTTTGATATGGTTGCCTCTGCCTTTTCCTTGGTCATGCCACTTGTTATCAATGCTTTCTCAAATTCTCTCAATTTTACATTGCCCTCTATGTTCTTACAAGAGTTCCATACTGTCAACACATCATGCTCCTTTACAGATTTACCGTCTACAAAGATCTGTGACTGTACACCACCCTGACTTATACTGCTTCCAAACGACTCGTATTGTTTCTCAAGTAAAATTTTAATAATATTTATATCGCTTTTTTCAACTTCATTTTTAAAATGTAGTTTTGCATATGCCATACTAAGTCTTACTATTGCCTCCAACTGTCTTATACCTATTGGAATGTCACTCTTTGCACTGACATTTCTCATCTTTTCATAGATATCCAAAAGTAATTTCTTTGCTTCCTCGTTGAGTTTTGGACTGAAGGTTCTTGCATAGTTGATATACTTAGCCAAGTCATCCTCTTTTAAATAACAACGGTCACCCATAGACATTTCAAATGATTCCAAGATATGATTTGCCTTAAGTCTGTCACTTGTCATGTTT